TCATGGAAGAGTTTGAGTCGTTTACACGTCGGCAAGAACTTGAGCGAGCAATTTTAAAAGCAGCAGACTTGTTGGAAAAGGGCGATTACGATCCGGTTGAGAAACTGATCAAGGATGCAGTGCAAATCAGCTTGACCAAAGACTTGGGCACAGATTACTTTGCAGATCCGGCTGCACGGATCAACAAGTACTTTAATAGCGGTGGACAGGTCAGTACAGGTTGGCCACAGCTGGATAGATTGCTGTACGGTGGTTTTAGCCGCGGAGAACTGAACATCTTTGCAGGTGGGTCAGGGTCAGGCAAGAGCTTGGTCATGATGAACATTGCACTAAGCTGGGTGCAGGCCGGCCTTAGTGGAGTATATGTCACACTAGAGCTTAGTGAAGAATTGACCAGTTTGCGTACAGATGCCATGCTGACCAGCATGAGTACCAAGGACATTCGCAAGGATATCGGTACAACTGAGCTCAGAGTCAAGATGATAGGCAAAAAATCTGGCAACTATCAAGTCAAAGGACTCCCGGCACAAAGCAACATCAACGACATTCGTAGTTTCTTGAAAGAGTATCAGATCCAAACTAACAAGCGTGTGGACTTTGTCATGATTGATTACCTGGACTTGCTGATGCCGGTTAGTGCTAAGGTTAGCCCCAATGACTTGTTTGTCAAGGACAAGTACGTGAGTGAAGAACTACGTAACTTGGCCAAGGAACTGGGTGTGTTAATGGTGACTGCAAGTCAGTTGAACCGTAGTGCTGTGGAAGAGAATGAGTTTGATCACAGTCATATTAGTGGGGGCATTAGTAAGATCAACACAGCAGACAACGTGTTTGGTATCTTCACCAGCCGCAGCATGCGCGAGCGCGGCAAGTATCAGATCCAGTGCATGAAGTCGCGCAGCTCGACCGGGGTAGGACAAAAGATCGATCTTGAGTACAACATCGAAACCATGCGTATCACTGATGAGGGCGGGGATAGTGCCAGTGACCGCCCAACCAGTTCAATTATGGATGCGATCAAGACCCGTAGTCAAGCACAAGCTGCCGACAAGCTTGAGAGTAGCGATACTGTAAAGTTTGAACGTGCGCCCAGGGCCGACGACGTACCAAAGATCTCGGCCGAAATTCAATCAACCAAGCTCAAGCAATTACTAGGGCAGATTAAGAAATCTTAATCACTCTACGTATAGGCAGTAATTTAAATAAATAATTCAAAGGCCATGTGAGCATGCAGAAAAAGACACGCAGCATATTAGAAGAATTAGACACGCTGTACCAAGAAAAGCATTCTGATCAAGATCGCCGGTACATCATCGAAACTCGTGCAGCTAATGTGATTGCCAGTGCTATCCGGCTAGTGGAACAAATTGAGTCCAGCTATACCCCGGAACAGGCAGATAACCTGGTGCGCAAGTTGTTTAATGCAATACGCACCAAGGATCAAAGTAAATTTACACGAACAATGAGGAGAACCGATGTTAACTGAAGGCGGGAACGTATTCAAAGGTGCCGATGGTACGATTTTAACACAGCGTATCAATCAGGCCGATGTCATGCCTACAGTGAAGTGGCTGGAACAGATCACCGGTGTTGATTTTACACAAGACAAAGCCGCAGACGGCAAGCCGGCCAAGTGGCTGGGCAGTACTGGGCGCAAGGCCACATCGGGTGACCTAGACCTGTTGGTGCACGATGCTGACATTAGCAAAGAGCAGCTTGCTGCTAAGCTACAAGCCTGGTGCGTATCACAGCGTGTAGATCCTAAACAGTACATCAAGAAGACTGGCATCTCGGTGCATTTTTTCACAGCAATCGACGGCGACCCCAGTCTGGGATTTGTACAAACAGACTTTATGTTTACTGCAAACCCATCCTGGACTGTGTTCTTCTTGAGCAGTGATCCGGCGTCTGCGTACAAGGGCATGAGTCGTAACATCTTGTTGAGTTCTGTGGCCAAGGCCCTGGGATATAGAATCAACTCCAACATTGGTCTAGTAGATCGCACCACTAACCAATTGGTTCCCGGGGGAGACAATCCCGAAACTGTTGCTAAAATCCTGCTGACCCCGCAAGCCACTACAGAAGACATGTACAGTGTAGAGCGTATTGTTGCTGCACTCAAGAACGACCCCAAGAAGGATGCCAAGTTATCGGACTTCCGTGAGTTCATGCTCAAGTCTGGCACCCCATTGGATGAGAATGTCAACTACACAGATGTGGACTGGATGGCACGACTACGTGACAGGATCATGGTACAGGGCATGCAGCCCTTGATTGAATCCTCGCTCAACGAAGCCGAAGAAGCCGGCATCGGCGGCAAGGCCAAGGGCATCGAACACTTGGAAGATTATGTGTTTCGTTTTGGAACACCGGGTATTCAACGCGCCCTGGACATTGTTAACGCAGCAGCAGCAGCACCTGGCAAAACTACCACAGTCAAGTGGGACGGGAAGCCGGCTGTTATATTTGGTCGCAAGCCGGCCACAGGCGAGTTTGTGCTCACAGACGGATCAGGATTTGAAGCAAAGGGATACGATGGCCTAGCTACAAGTCCTAAGATGATGGCGCAGATACAAGGCATGCGCAAGGGAGACCGCGCAGAGCTGATCAGCATCTATGCCGGGCTGTTTCCTGCGCTGGAAGCTGCCCTCCCGGACAACTTCCGTGGCTATGTCAAGGGAGACTTGCTGTACTATCCACAAAACCCCTGGAAAGAAGAAGCCGGCAACTATGTATTCACACCCAACACTGTGACATACCGCATTCCGGCAAATAGTGCGCTGGGACAAAAGATCAAGCAAAGTCAAACAGGAGTTGCCATGCACACAAGGTATGATGATGTGGGCGCACCCCGACAGCCACTGGGGGATATTAAATTCAAACCTGTGCAGGGATTGCTGCTAGTTGACCCTAGCACAAGCGTCCCCCAACAAATTATCCCAGATGCACAATCGGCAGCCGCATTACAGCAAATTATCAAAACACAAGGTGCAAACATCACAGCCTTGTTCAATCCCGATGATTTAAGAGCAAACAAGATCACTGACCTTGCTCGGTTATGCGTGGACTTTGTTAACACCAAGGTAGGACAATCCTTGCCTGATGCTCGGACACTGGTGGCCGACTTTGGTAAGTGGCTGCAAAGTAAAGTATCTCCGCAGAAGTTCAGTAACATTGTCGCTTACCTTAAGAGCAAGCCGGGTAACTTGTCGGGCATGGCCGCCGCTTTCCAAGCATTCTTGCTGCTGCACAACATCAAAGAGAATATCCGTGCACAGTTAGATGCACAACATCCCGGACAAGAGGGATGGGTCATGGCTACACCTTCCGGCTATGCCAAGGCAGTGGGTCGCTTTACCCCAGATGCGTTTGCTGCGAAGAATCGTGAACAGAATAATCCAACTGCATGATCGCCGTTTTTTATCATCTTGTATAAATAAAGTTAGGGATTCGATTCCCATAAATTAGGAGCTTTAAAATGGCATATTTCCCCCCAGCAAATGGTGACTCACAACCGGTATTCGCGTTAGACATCAACAATGGCGCCCAAACAGGTGATATTAGTTCTGATGCATTGGTGCAGATGGCAGGCCCCAAGCTTGACTTCTTCAAGATTATTGTTGAAGATGGATCACAATCTGCTATCGACCTGACTAACGAGTTAGGTAATGTCACATCCGGTGTGTTTACACCGGGTGTTGTTAACCAAATCAATCAGTGCATTCAGTTGAAGGCCACGATTGCTATGTATCAGGTTGAAGCTGACAGTTCGGGCCAGATCAGCATTGCTGTGTACCCGAGCGCTGCCTGGACTGCTGCTGATTTGCAAGTTGCTATCCGTGCCCTGGGCAACGTTCAGATCACAGCCAGCAATGGTACAGTGACTGGTGTTAACGTTTCTGGCACAGACGTTACTAACCCTGGATTCAAACTGGCTTAATAGTTTTTGTGTTATCACAGACCCCGGTTATTATCCGGGGTTTTTTCTTGGCCTTAAATACCCCGGTATGCGTATACGTTGCCGAGCCTTTTTTGACATCACCCGGACTGAAGTTAAACACAACTTCCACAAAAACAGAATCCCGTTCACTGATGCAACCGGCCGGCTGATTGAAGATGTGGCCGGCTGGCACCGTGCTAGAAATCAACAACGCAATTGGGAAACTGTAAACCAGGTTATATCGTTACGTACACTGCCGGAGGAGATTGTTCCCTCTAAGTGCATTGAACAAGACGGGCAACGTGCCTGGCAGTTTGACTTTGTTGTAAACAACCCTGCATCAATTGAACTTGATGGAAACCCTGTGGGTGTGTTTGAATCAGACTCCAGAGATGTGCCCATGCTAGTTGGACTTGATGAAACACATCAGTTAGATGACCGCTTGCTGCCCGGTGTCAACATTATGTTTGAAGTTATTTAAGCTAAATATTGTCACTATAACAAAGGCAGCGCAATGGACTCCAAAGATATTGAGAAGAAAAATCTCGAAGCACATGTTGAATTATGCGCTGTACGTTATAAATTCATAGAAGAGAAATTAGAAGCAGTCGACGACCAATTAGTCAAGTTGGCTAATGCAATTGGCGATGTTAAAACAATGATGCAGAACATGGTAGAAAAGCGTAATACTCAACTTATCAGTTGGGGCCTGGGGATCATGGCTGTAATGGTCACAATCATTGGATATTTGTTGACTACTTACGTTATTAAATGAAACCACAAGTACTTGAAAGATTGAAACGTATTGTTGAGCCCGACTTATCGGAACTGGAAAAGAATTTAATTTTTCCCGAGTCTGATGGGTATCGAGTTTTTAAGCAGTATTTTATGACTCCCGAAGAAGGGGCTATTAAAGTATTTAAAAATGAAAGTGCACAGGCTGTATTTTCCAGTGTCAAAACTGCGCTGAGCTGGTGTGTATCTGACAAGTACAGCCAACGCAGATTGCGGGACGAGATTGAACGCCTGGATGCCAAGAAGATGCTGTTGCAGGCAGATCTTGCAGTGCGGTCAGCGTCGCTGGGCAAAGGCACAAAACGAGAGCTGCGTGCTATAGCCGAAGACAAGATAAATGAAAGAAAATATCGTTTAAAACGATTAGACCTTCAATTAGCCAAATGTATTAATTTGGCTAAATATTGGCAATTAAGAGGATTTAACAATGAAACTTCACGAACTGGGCAGCAGCCGTCCCACCGAACAAGTCGCTAAGGTATTCGAAAGTATACTAGGGGACCGCGTTGATTTCTCTGGCATCAACCGTGCAAAAGCACGTCGTATGCTTGATAAAGTTCAAGCATTAGTGCGCGAACACAAAAACAGTCCCAGCCGCCATTACAGCGAACGTAATCCTGACTACATGCGTTTGGTCATGATGGGTCAAGCACTGACCAGCGTCATTACAGAAGGCAAAGTTAAAGAACTTGCGGCTGATATTGCAGATAGCAAAATGTCAGCAGCTGACTTCCTGGCCAAGTACAAGAAGACCAAGGCCGAGGCCAAGAAAGAGATTTCTGGCCAGAAGGAAAAAGTCAAAGAAGCTGCTGACGTTACTGACTATAATCCAAAAAGCCAAGGCGGATCAAGAAAAGAGCTGCTGGCAAAGTATGCCAAGTCCGGCAGTGCCAAGCATGCCGAAGCTGCTCGGCATGCCGGCGCTACACAAGCTGAATTAAAAAGCGCCAAGTCTAAAGCATTAGGCGAAGCTATCATCCCGGGCTCAACCGCGGTCCCGGGCGCTGCCCCTGGAACACCACAAACACCCCAGCAAGCTGATGCTGCCAAAAAAGCACAAGCTGCACAATCAGCACAAGCAATAGCAGCAACCAAAGATCCCAAACTAAAGATGGCACTAGGCAAGGCTGCCAAGGGACAAAATCTCAACCCCGACGAACAAAAGCAAGTGGCAGGTGCTGCTCTTATGAAGACAGAAGCACGCTTACGTCGTCGTCTGCGCGAAGAAAACGAGCTGCAAAAGAGTCAAACAATCCTGGCCATGCAAGACATGGTTGATCGTATTCAGAAAATGACCGAAGATGTTTCTGAAATGCAATTCAAGGACTTGCCGGCTATTGTGCAAACTCTCAAGAATGAAGGCAACCAAGACCAAGCTACTCAGCTGCAAGCCAGCACTTCTGCTGCGCTGACCCAACTGCTGCAATCGCTGCAAGAAGGTAAGACACAAATGGAACAGTCCCAGGGTATCTTAACTGGACAAGCTTCGCAAATTCCGGGCATGGATGCCGGCGCTGCCCCGGGCAACCTGCCTTCCCCGGATGATTTAGACGGTGCTGATGACATGGGCGGCGAGCCAGAACTACCACTCATGCCAGACGATGACGAAGACGAACTGCCGGCAGTCAAGCTGGGCCGTGAGCGTCGATAATGTTCTTATTCGAACTTGGTGAGTTTGATCCCGACACAGCAAAGCTGGCCGCACTAAGCCAGTTTTTGCTGGGTCGCGCCGACGATACTGATGCTAAAAAAACAATTTCAGTCAAGAGCTTTTTGCAATTGGCTGCAAACCAAGGCATTAGTCTAACTCAACAACGTTTGCAGGAACTATCCCAACAACCTCCCTTGAGCAACATAATTGCCGCAGTCGAAGACGACACTGGCAATGTGGTATTCAAAGGCGGTGACACCGAAAAGCCAGAAATGACTGTGGACAAAGCACAGGACACCGTCGATCGACTAGCCAAACGCGCTGCATCTCGCAGCATGTAACCAAACTTACTTGTTTTTTATCTCAAGTTCTAGTAAACTCCTTACTAGAACTTTTTTAACCTATGACACGACTTTTACTCGGCAAGCTTGAATTTTACATCACCAACGTATGCAATCTGACCTGCGGAGGATGTAATCGGTATAACAATTACAATTTCAAAGGTGCACAGAACTGGAATGACTATAGCGAGAATCTAGCTAAGTGGGCAGAGAAAATTGAAATCAATCATCCAGTAATTTTGGGCGGCGAACCACTACTTAATGCAACTATTAACCAATGGGTTGTGGGACTTCACAATCTGTGGTCCACTCGAGGTGCAGTACAGATACAAAGTAATGGCACACGCATTGATCAGGTGCCCGGACTATACGAGGCACTTGATCACGGTACCAATGGCTGGATTGGTGTTAGTGCACACAATCCAGATGATCTTGAAGAATTGACTCGAAGAATTAGACGCTTCCTCAGAGGTACTATAACTGAAACAGCCGATCCTAATCATCAAACAGGATCTAAATATCAATTTTGTGACAGCAACAATACAAAAGTCAATATATGGATGAATGACCACTTTGTCCAAAGCAATATTATTGAACAGCCTAATGGAAGATTCGGCCTGTATCAAAGCGATCCCGATGCTGCCCATGCCAACTGCACATTTGTTAAATTTAAAAATTATCATTGGATCCGTGGTAAAATTTACAAGTGCGGACCGGCTGCACTGATGCCAGAGTTTGACCGACAGCACAATTTTGACATCAGTGACGAGGATCGAATTTTGTTAAATAGCTATGATGCATTGAGCGTTGAGGATTTTGATCAACGAGGTGAAGAATTTTTTCGAACAATCGACGATGTTATTCCCCAGTGCAAATTTTGTCCCGAGAAGTACACATACGATCCAATAACATTTTCTAATCGAAAGAAAGATTGGAAACTAGTAGTTAACAAGGAACAGTAACATGAAACAAGGTAAAGTGTGGGGACAAACAGAATTGCTAGAAGCAAACGGTGTATTAGAATTTCATCGCATCGAAGCCAACGCTGGCGGAGTGTGTAGCAAGCACAAACACAAATTTAAATGGAACGGATTCTTTGTTGAATCTGGAAAAATGATAATTCGTGTTTGGAAAAACAATTACGATTTAGTCGATGAAACTATTTTAGAAGCAGGTCAATATACCAAAGTTGCACCTGGAGAATATCATCAATTTGAAGCTGTCACAGACTGTGTTGCATTTGAATTGTATTGGGCAGAATTTGATCACGATGATATTGCAAGAGAAACTGTGGGGTTCAATAAACATGGAACAACTTAATAGTGTATTTTTATTGGTCTGCGCACTCCCTGCAGCAGATTCATCGGAGGGTCAGATATCATGACAGAAATTTACGAGCCTGGCGAATTACAACAATTATTAAAGGATTAACATGGCATATTCATCCCAAGTGATTGATCACTACGAAAATCCACGCAACGTAGGTAGCTTTGCTAAAGACGACGAGGATGTTGGCACCGGCATGGTCGGAGCCCCGGCGTGCGGAGATGTGATGCGACTACAAATCAAAGTCAACCCGATAACAGGACTAATCGAAGATGCGAGATTTAAAACGTATGGCTGCGGGTCGGCGATTGCAAGCAGTTCTCTTGTTACAGAATGGATCAAGGGTAAAACGCTTGCC